GCTGGTCCTGCTTTCTGACGGCACGAAGGTGTTTCAGGATGAGCTGCCTAGCGCCGAAATGATGGAAGCCAGCGGGATCACGATTCTGGACAAGCGCCCGACGTTCCGCAAGAAGGTCAAATGGTGCAAGCTAACCGCGATGGAAGTGCTCGAGGAACGCGAGTGGCCGGGCAAATACATCCCGATCATCCCGTGTTACGGTGCGCAGGTGGTGGTCGAGGGCAAGCGCAAAAAATATGGGCTTGTCCGCTTCGCTAAAGACCCGCAACGGATGTTTAACTTCTGGCGCACGGCGCTGACCGAATCTATCGCGCTGGCACCAAAACCGAAGTGGCTGATTGCCGAGGGGCAGGATGAGGGTCACGAAAGCGAATGGGCGCTGGCTAACCTTAAATCAACGCCGGTCTTGCGCTACAAGCAAAAAGACATCGAGGGCGTGCCTGCGCCGGTGCCGACCCGCATCCAGCCGGAGCCGCCGCCCGATGGGATCATGGTTGCATCGAGCGCCATTTCGGACGATCTAAAGACGGTGCTGGGCATATTTGACCCGTCGCAGGCGTTGCCAGGCAATATATCGGGCAAGGCATTGCAAGGCCAGCAGCAGCAGGTTGATCTGTCGAACTTCCACTTTTACGACAACATGACCCGCAGCATCAAGCACACGGGCAAGATCATCCTCGACCTGATCCCTAAGATTTACGACACCCAGCGCGTGCTGCGCATTATTGGGGTCGATGGCAAACCTGACATGGTGACAATTAACGAAGTCGAAGCCACGGGCGAGGTCTTAAACGATGTCACGGTCGGTCTATACGATGTGGTGATGGACACCGGCCCTGGCTATAACTCTAAGCGCCAGCAGGCTGTGGACACCATGATGCCGCTGATGGCTGACCCGCAGGTTTTTCAAGCCGCTGGCGACCTATTGTTCCGCAACATGGATTTCCCAGGCGCAGATGTGATTGCTGACCGCTTGGCTGCAATGAACCCGATTTCGCAGATTGATCCGAAGTCTGACATCCCACCGCAAGCGCAAATGCAGCTATTGCAGTCGCAGAAAACAATTGCCGATATGCAACAGCAGATGATGGCTATGCAGCTAGAGATTCAGAACCGTGGTCAGGTTGCGCAAATCCGCGAGGAAGGTTCAAGCCGCCGCAAGCTGATGGACGTTATCAGCCGCGCCTACAACACCGACACGATTAATGAAGCCAAGATTAACCAAGCCAACCTGAAAGCCACCACCGACCAGAACAAGGTCGAGCTGGATGCGATGTTGAGGCTGGTATTGGCAGGCGTTCCGATTCAGGCTTTGAGCGCAGAAATGGCGCGACGGGATGCCGAACAGCAGACACAAATGGCGTTTGCGGAGAGGGAAGTTAACGATACCGCAAACCCGTTCATTCAAGCTGGGCAGGAAATGATGGTTCAGGCAGCGCAAGCAGAGCAAATGCAAATGATGGCCGCGCAGCAAATGGCCCAGCAGCAGCAAATGCCGCAAGAGATGGCGCAGGCTATGCCGCAGGAAATGCCGCCGCAGCAGCCGATGGTTTGACAATGAATGAATACAGGATGACAATAAACCTACCGGCGGGAACACCGGGTCAATTCTTAGGGAAAACCTATGTCTGAAGTGCAAGAACGACTGGCCGCTAATGTGGTCACGAGTGAGAATCTAGCGGAATTCGCAGCCCAGAAACTTGGTCTAGTTGACAAGCCAGCAGACGAGGCGGTAAGCACTGAAGCTACCGAGCCGGAAGCCGAGGCAGATCAGAGTGGACAAGATGGGGAAGGGAAGGACGCGACAGCAACAGATGAGGCTAAGGAAAAGAAGCCGAATCCTAAGCTAGAACGGCGGTTTTCAGAGATAACTAAGCAGCGGGAAGCGGCGCGAGATGAAGCGCGGCGGGAACGTGAAGCGCGGGAGGCTTTGGAAACACGGTTGCGGGAACTTGAATCGAAGGTCAATCCACCGGCTGAAAAGCCGCAAAATGATCTCGGCGACGAGCCACAGCCGGAAATGTTCAACGATATGTTTGAGTACGCGAAAGCGTTAGCCGAATATACCGCTGACAAGAAATTGCTGGAACGGGATAACGAGGAAAAGGCGCGTAAAGCGGCAGCAGAGCAGGAAGCAAAGTTTTCTGCGTGGGCTGACCGAGTGAACGCTGCCAAGAACGAGTTACCAGACTTTGATGACATGGTGCAAAGCAGTGAGGTTCGGGTATCCGATCCTGTCCGCGATGCGATCATTGAATCAGAGCATGGGCCAAAAATTTTGTATTGGTTGGCTGAAAACACCGACTATGCAAAGAAGTTGGCCGATATGTCCGCAGTTTCCGCCATTCGTGAGATTGGGAAGATCGAGGCACGCTTCGAAAAGGCAAAAGAGCCGGAACCGAAAGCTGTTGTTGGGAAGTCAAAAGCGCCAGCGCCGATTAATCCGTTGCGAGGCGCGGTCAGTACAGTTGATGGGAACTTGGATGCCGATGGCAATTTCCACGGAACCTATCAGCAATGGAAAGCCGCCCGCGCAAGCCGGAAAATCCGCTGATTAACACCCTTTTCTAAAAGGAAATAGAAATGTCCAACAATTTGCTAACCATTAGCAAGATCACCAACGAGGCGTTGATGGTCTTGGAAAACGAACTAACTTTTTCGTCCGAAGTAAACCGCGAGTACGATGACCAGTTTGCCGTCGTAGGCGCAAAGATCGGTAACACCCTGAACGTCCGTCGTCCTGGCCGTTTCATCGGTACGACTGGCCCTGCGCTGAACGTTGAAGATTTCAACGAAACCAGCATTCCTGTTACTTTGTCGACCCAGTTCCACGTTGACACCCAGTTCACCACGCAAGATTTGGCATTGTCGCTCGATATGTTCAGCGACCGCGTTCTGAAGCCTGCTGTGGCGGCTATCGCCAACAAGATCGACTTTGACGGCCTGACAATGGCTAAGAACAACACTGCTAACATCGTTGGCACTGCTGGCACGCCACCGACCGGCCTGATTACTTACCTGACTGCACAGGCGTATCTGGACTCAGAAGGCGCACCGCGTGATGGCCGTCGTTCTTGCATCATCGAACCATTCACTTCGGCAACCATCGTTGACAGCCTAAAAGGTCTGTTCAACCCTCAGTCGGCTGTAAGCGATCAGTACCAGAAAGGTCTGATGGGTCGTGATTCGGGCGGCATGAACTGGAAGATGGACCAGAACGTTGTCGCACAGACTTTTGGCGCGTGGACTACGACTGCTGGCACGCTGACGGCTAACACTCAATCAATCGGTATCTCGACCGGCTGGGCATCGTCATCGACCATCACCCTGACCCACTCGACCGGCCTGACCCTGCGTCAAGGCGATGTGATCCAGATCGCTAACGTGTTTGCGGTCAACCCACAGAACCGTCAGGCCTATGGTTCGAACAAGGCGCGTAACTTCGTGGTTCAGTCCACCGTTACAGGTTCTGGTTCTTCAACAATCTCGGTTACTGTTGTTCCAGCGATCATCACTGGCGGTCAGTTCCAGAACGTTACGATCCCAACCACTTCGGCTACTGCGACTGTCACCCCGTTCTCGATTGGCACTTCGGCTACCGGCACCGTATCGCCGCAGAACATCATCATGCACCGCAATGCGTTTACGCTGGCGACTGCTGATCTTGAACTGCCTGACGGTGTGCATTTCGCTGGCCGTGCGTCGGACAAAGAGCTTGGTCTGTCGATGCGTATTGTTCGTCAGTACACGATTAACAACGACTCGATCCCGACCCGTCTGGATGTCTTGTATGGCTGGGCACCGCTGTATCAAGAACTGGCCTGCCGTGTCGCAGCCTAATTAACATTGAAAGGAAACTGACATGAGCAATCCAGGACCAGCAAGTACCCAAACCAACCACCCATCGAACCTAGCCACTAACCAGGCTTACCGCCTGCTGGCTAGCGTTCAGGGTGTAAACCTTAACTCCGTAGCTGACACCATTGCCCCAATCCTGAATTCAACATCGTGGAGCGTTCAGGAAATTATTGTGGCCAATGCCAGCATCAACCTGACCACCGCGCAGCTTGCTGTTTACAGCGGCCCAAGTGCAACTGGTGTTGCAGTCAAAACCGCTTACGCACTGACCGGCAATTCGGCTAGCGACAAAGTGGTTGTGACTGCTGCGACTGATACTGACTCACTTACCGGTGACAATCTGTACATTCGTTGCACGACTGCACAAGGCGCTGCTGCTACCGCTGATGTGTTCATTTATGGTTTCGACCTGTCGTTCCTTCCTTAACTGGAATGGAATAATGAACTGAGAAAGCCGCCCTCCAAAGGGGTGGCTTTTTCTCATTAAAATCAATGAAAGGGCAAACCATGCTGCCAAGTTTTAGACCCAACGGCCCGTCTTATCGCATCACAGTACCGAGCAGCGCATCAACAGCGTTGCAAATCGTTCCGAATACCAACGTTCAAAACAATTACGTCTCGCTGATTAACACTGGTTCCGCGCTAGTGACGGTATCGCTTGGCACGACATCGGCGACAACGGTCGCTCCAACAGTGCCATCGACCGGCGCATCGGTGCCAGGCGTATTGCTTCCGCCGTCTATGAACTATCCAATCGTTGTGCCTGCGCCGCGAAATGAGTTCTTTATTTCGATCATCGGCAGCGCAGCCAACGGTGAGTTATTGGTAACACCGCTGGCGGCGGGGTAAGCCATGACCAATCAGGTCGCTAACCAGCAGACCATCAATATTGTTCCGGTACAGGGCATATTTGGCCCTGAGCCGACGTTTACGCCGATAACGCTGGTCGGCCCTGCTGGTACACCGTTTTTTGCGCCAATTAGCCCGATTCAGTCGGGGCTGACAATCACGAATTCGACCATTGATTCGTCGATTATTGGTGGGAATGTACCGGCTGCGGCGTATTTCACAACCGCGCAGGTCGCTGCGACCCCGACGGCTGACGCCGATGTGGCCAACAAAGCGTATGTGGATTCGGTAGCGCAAGGGTTGGACATTAAAGCGTCCTGCCTTTACACCACGACCAACATCATTACGCTGTCGGGGCTTGGAACACAAGCTGGTGGCGACTGGCCATCAACCCTGACGGCGGGCGACCGCATCTTGGTCAAGAATCAGGCTAACCAGGCGCAAAACGGTATTTATGCGGCGGCATCAAGCGGCTGGACGCGCACCGCTGACATGAATAACTGGTCGGAAGTACCTGGGTCGTTTACTTTTATTGAAGCTGGCACCAGTTTGTTAAATACAGGCTGGGTGACTACCGCAGCATCGACCGGCACTATTGGCGTGACGGCCATGCCCTGGACGCAGTTTTCGGGCGCTGGCACGTACACCGCCGGAACGGGGCTGTCGCTGATTGGCACGACATTCAGCATCGCGAACACCGGCGTGGCTGCCGCGTCGTATGGCAGCGCCAGCCAAACATTGACGGCGACCGTCAACGCCCAAGGGCAATTGACCGCCCTGGCCGCGGCCAATATCGCCATTGCGGCCAGCCAACTGACCAGCGGAACCATCGACACCGCCAGGATCAGCGGCGATTACACGGGAATTACCGGCCTTGGCACGTTGCTGAATCTGACGGTGACCAACACCATCACCGGATCAATCAGCGGCAACGCGGCCACAGCAACCACCGCGGGAAGCGCCACAACGGCCACCACGGCGACAAACCTGGCTGGTGGTGGGGCTGGGTCGGTTCCGTATCAATCGGGCGCTGGAGTCACGGCTATGCTGGCCGCTGGGGCAAATGGCCAAGTGCTGACCCTGGCCAGCGGTGTCCCAACCTGGGCAACGCCTACGGTCGGCACGGTAACATCGGTCAGCGGCACGGGTACGGTATCGGGCATTAGTTTATCGGGAACTGTTACCAGCACCGGCAATTTGACTTTGGGCGGCACGTTGGATTTGTCAGCGCCCCCCACGATTGGCAACACGACTGCAAACACAGTCAGGGGTACAACCGTAACGGCCACAACCAAGTTTGTCGGCCCGTTTTTTGATGCGGCCACAAGTGCGGGCGGCGCTTTGCGAAACGCTGGCGGCACGGCCCAATTGCAATGGGGCGGCGGCGGCGGCGACAATGTGACGCTGAACGTGTCAACTAACATGAACGGCGCAAATGCTCAAATTGACATAAGCCCGACCGGAACTGGTCACGTTCATATCAAACCAGCGGGCGCTGGATCGGTTGAAATCGCCCCGACTATTGCCGGCACGATCAACAATATGTCGATTGGCGCCACGACGGCGGCATCGGGCAAATTCACCACCATTGATTTCAGCAGCACGTTGGCCGTGTCTGGTGTAACTGGTACGGCTGGTCAGGTGTTGCAATCCAACGGTGCGTCGGCCCCGACTTGGGTCACGCCAGTGGCTTACGCGACGGTCACTGATGACACGACCACGAATTCGACGTTCTACCCGCTATTTGCGAACCAAACCAGCGGCAACTTAACAACACTTTTTTCGTCGTCCACAAAATACCAGTACAACCCCAGCACCGGCACGCTGACATCGACCGTGTTTAGCGGGTCGGGCGCAAGTCTTACCAACTTGCCAGCGGGTCAACTGTCAGGCACGATTCCGTCAGGGGTTTTGGGC